ACAGCCGGGCCTCAACTCCATTTGGATCACCTAGTGCCACCCCCCGATGGAATAGCATGTCGACAGAAGTCGGGGGGGGCACTCTTCCCTGCTCCACAACACATCATAAACTTCGTGTTATTTTTTAGCAGGTAGTGTAGTATAACAAGTAAGGGACTTGCCTCCGACTCCACAACGCGATCTAAGCTCGCGTCTAACGCACTACCGGGGCTGTTCTCACGGTGCGCAAGCGGCACCGAGCCGAACCCCCCTGCCATTCTTGCCCAGCGCATACGATTTGTATGCAAATCGATGCACCGGGCTACGATGGCCCGTGCGGTGGAGAAGATAGGTGTGGGTGGGTGTTGAGTCATTCAACCCACTCCTCTCCACATCGATAGCATCGAACATGCACTACATCGTACTCGGCAACTTGGTGCCGATCGCGTTTCCGTGGTTGATAGCCACATCGAGGACAGTCATCCTCGTCAGTCTGATTAGCTGCAGACTCCGCTCCCATACTCGATCACCGGCTCCAGGAGCCCGAGCATGTGGGCTATACCGATAGCTAAGAGATAGCTAACGTTGTTTTGTTTCAAGTGTTGCACAATCAGTCCCCACCGCAAGGCAGTGGTCGCAGCAGCTGCTGTTCCTTCAGTTCCATTCATTTTGGTTCACCCCATGTTGTGTCCGGCTACACCCTTGTATTGGCCGGCCTTCACAGTGATAGAAACCTCTCCGCTAATCACGGTGTCTGTGGTAGGCGCACGTAGCACGACGAGACCACACGGGGCATTGAAGAAGCCCGTCGTCAGTCTTTGACTACCGTTCCCGTCGTTTCGCAACGTGGCGACCTTCATCCACTGGCTGCCGAAGCTTACGCCATTGTATGGTGGAAGATTTCCTCGAGTAACCAGATCATCCATTTGTGATTCCTGAGTACCTGGTTGCAACCCATCGTATGGATTGTCAGCCTCTGCACCCGCTCCGGTTGGGTGCTGGTTGGTTTGGCCACCAACATCGTATTCGGAAAGGATTCCAAATTCGGTTCCCGCTGGTGACGTACTCCAGGTGAAAGACCTTTGAGTTCCGTCAGCCAACGTTACCTCGCTGTTATCGTATTCACCATCGGTATCTCGAGCAGCGGTCAGTGAGCTATCCCATCGATATGGGAGCAACGTGTTTGTCGGTCCTGTACCTGCAGATACTCGGAAATCCTCCCATCGTGCGATCTTGGAACTCGACATCACTGCCCGTTCATCAGCTGTAGCATCCTGGTAGGACTGGAACGCTAGCTGCCAGGCCTTCTGGATATACCAGGTGTCCACTAGTGCGTACACTTCAATAGCTCCTGTCAACGCCGCAGAGTTGTCCAGATCAATCTTGCAAGTGTAGCTCTTGCCTTGTCGGTACAGTCGATGGTTGACGTTTGACAGAACTTTGCCAACATCGACAAGATTCAGAGCCGTTGCACTTGGTGACGGTGCAGCAAGGGAAATGTTCCTTTGCACGGGGAAGTAGTCCCCTTTCATTTTCTTGTAACTTGGGTCGTTACTACGAGCATTCTTTTTGGTCGCCATGCTCCCTCCACGTTGCTGGTCAGTCCATCAACGTTTCTAGCGGCATTTTACTCCAGGCGCCAAATGTCCGACTCAGGCGAGGGAAAGTCATCCTGCCTGTTGGCAAACGCTTGCCTGCCAAGAAATCACTCACCTCTGCACGCAAGGTGTGATTCATCTTCTTGACATCGATCTGTTTGGTAACATACTGCACCTTCGCTGAGTATCTTACTACTGACTCAAGTTCGTCTTCTGTTGCTACATCAAGCGTGTAGATCCTGCCAAGTCCCAGCGGCTCCAGGACCCGCTTGTTTGACTTGTGCATCAACGGGAGCTTCTCTGGTATCAGCCGCATTGTCCCGTCATCGTGCCATTCCGACGTTTTCGTACACGACTTGAGCGGAACCGCCCAATCGTCTTCGAACGCTACCATTACACTGTGCATGTGACAGTTCCATGTGCCTTTCGTGTTAGTAAACTCAATGTGATGTGAGCCACCCATCACACCCCACTCTTTCATCCGGGTATTCAGACCCCGCATGCTATGCCATCCTGTGTGACCTGGTAGTGTCACGCGATCAGTCAAGTAGCTTACTTGCTCCTCGAGGCTGGCCGTACGCACCCACGACTCCTTACCAGGTAAAGTCGTAGTCAATATCGCAACTTTGAGTTTCTCATTGGCATCCTCAGCCCAGTTGACTTCATGCTGCAGGCGCTTAGCCACCTTTGCCTGCATTCTCCTGGCTCTCACTCCTTCGCAAGCTGCACACAGCCTCCATCTTGCGCATAAGTTTCGGTCCAATGTATTCGAGGACAACCGCTTACAGCCGGGCCTCAACTCCATTTGGATCACCTAGTGCCACCCCCCGATGGAATAGCATGTCGACAGAAGTCGGGGGGGG